ACCAACGTATTCATTATAAAAATGTACATTGTGAGTATTTTGGTCAAACGCAGCCGCTTGCCATAATTCAAAGAATACTCTTTGTCTTAAAAACTTATCTGCATAAAAACTACAAGTAATTTCTCTTGTATAACTTTCACCTGTCACCACATCTCTTTGTGGTCCATAAGATTTAAATTCTGTTGTATTGAGTGTACGAGAAGGCATTTCAACATTAAAACAAAAGCCTCTTAACCCTCTTTGTAATTGTCTTTCTTTTTGTAATTCACCAGCAATAGTTGATCTTGTTATTTCTTCTTCAAACAAAGCAGAGTTATCTACATCTGCACCTACTGCAACACCATTTGGTAATATGAAATCAACTAAAAATCTATTTGGTCTAGCAAATCCTTCACCTTCAGCAACTTGACCTATAAATCTACCTATTGTAGATTCTTTACTACCACCTTGTATTTGTTTAAGTCTTTTATCGCCAAGTACATTATCGAGTGACCTATCTCTAGGTATACCTACTCGTATATCGTAATTACCAATTCTTCTTCCACCTCTTAAAATCGCCATTAGTAAGGACTCCCTTTTTTAAATTGTTGTACGGGTAACATAACTGCCAACGCCGCCTCATCAAAATCAACTCTTAAAAAACTTGATCTAACGTGACCATACAAATATTTTTTAATTGTTGTTTTAGCAATACCTATGTTTTTAACTCCATCATAAGTCGCATCAATTCTTGTACTTTTACTCATTCCACCAGATGCAAATTTTTGTAGATTATTCAATAAACTAACTCTTTGTACTGGTCTTAAATAGTGAAAGTTTAAACCCATAAATCCACCTGATATTGTTTCTATTGGTAACACCAATGGAAATCTATCATAATAAGGTAATACTTGTTTATATTTAGGGTCATAGAAGAACATATTTAATCTTCCTTTACTAGGAATACCATTTAATTTGCCAGATGACATTAACTTTCTGGCAGTAATTCTATCGCCTAAATCGGCAACAATATTCTTATACCAGTTGGCACTCTTACGAATACCACCTTGTTTATCTTTTAGAGGGTCTAGTACGCTGATCGCCATACCAATATTTATAATAAAAAAGGCGCCCTTTCGAGCGCCCTTTCAAGTTTTATGAAGCGAGAGAGAATTACTCCTCTTCTGCTAATTTACTAAAGTAAGATAACGTATCGTCATCATCACTAGCAGAAGTCGAAGCGACTTCATTACTTTTCACACTAACTGCCTTTTGAGGTGGGAGGTCTACTTTATCAGCAGTAGTTGTGCTTCTTACACCCGTAATCGTCCTATTCAGTTTCTCTTTGAGTTCATCATAGGTCTTAAAATTACTAGGGTCTAGGAATGGTTTTAAAGCGTGTTGTTGTCCCCATATAGATTTGATTTTCTCATCATCTTCATTAACTGGTGACACAGCTTCAAACTCGGATTTATCATAGTTCCAATAACCATCAACTTTTCTAATCTTCAATTTGAAGTTAGCACCTTTCCAAAAGTCAAATGGATTTACTGGTTTCTCATCTTCAAACGCAGGTTGCATAGCCTCTGTAATCTTATCAAATATCTTTTTACCAAATTTGAATAAGAATACCTTGCCTTCGTTCTCTGGATGCTTAGGATCTGATTGTATTAATATATTTGCGTAGTAAGATAATTTTCTTTTTCTCTTTCTAGCAATCTCTTTATCACTATCTAATCCTGTATTCCATAATCTTGTATTTTCTTCTGACACAGGATCTTTTTGACCTAGTGTTGTTAAAGAATTTTCAATGTACCAACCACCCACATCTTGGAATGCGTGTGACCATACTCTTTGCCAAGGTAAGTCTTCACCTTCTACTGCAGGTAAAAATCTAATGACAGCATAACCGTTACCAGTTTTATCTAACTCTGGTTTCCAGAATCTGTCGTCTTGGTATTTTGATTTGTTTTGATCTTTGTTCTCGGTGCCGAGATTTGCCTCGATGGCTTTTGTAAGTTTGTCAAAGTTACTTGACGATTGTTTTAACGCTTCGAAATCCATATTTTATCTCCTTTGTATTTTCGTATTCGTTGTATTTGTGTTACCTGTATAATCGGTATCATTTTTATTTATAAGAGTTCTCACGTTGTTTTACCCATTTTTTTAGGCCTTCTTGTTTGGTTTTTAAATCCCAAGTTTCTTTTGGTAAGGACCTCTTAATTCTATACTGTTTATAACGTTCACACCACTCAATAATTTTATTTAACATTGTGTATATAAATTTATCAAACATATCACTTATTATATCACAGAATACCAAATTTGTCAAGTGTCTTTTGAAATGATATGTACTTTAAATTCTTAATAGAAGTCCACTCACTTATAGGTGAACTGACTGGTGTTTCACCACTATCACCATTTGGATTGACTTTATAAAATTGTACTTTAGGATTATCTGTCATTAGAGTTTTCCATTGATTAATCCAGTTTACAGATGGTATTGGTGACGCCGCTGATAATCCATAATGTTTTGTGTCTTTATACATATTGTTTAATTTATTCGTATCACTTACCAAGTCGTGTCCTATCAAATACATCTCTGTTAAATCTTTTTCTCTTATTGTTGCCACTCGTCCACTTGATGCACCACACGCCCAACCTGGATCTCTTACACCTTCAACTAAATCATCTAAATTATTTGCCTTATCATTTTCACTTGTCCAACTAACATATGTTGTTGTGTGGTTTACATCTTTTTCAACTATCTCTTTTTTATTTCTGCTTGTTTTTAAAATGTTTACTTTACCAGCTAAATTTGAACCGTGAAATACAAACTCTTGTCTATCGCCTCTATCGTTTTCCATTTTATTTGATTGATACTTGTCTATAAGTTCCTTATCTTCATTTTTCATACTACCATAAACTAACATATGATACATTGTTCTTGGCACTCTAGTCCAGTTTCTAAACCAAGTTTCATTCTTTTCACAATAACCACTTTGATATATTTCGTGCATAACTCCGTGATCTACACCTACTAAAACATCTGGTGTAAAATCTCTATACAAAGCATTACAACCATAAATCTTTCCGTGTGGTCGTAATTTACTTAAATCTATTGGCAATCTACTTTCACCATTCCCAATACAAAATACTCTACTCGCCATCTTTCTTCTCTCTTGTAACTAAATTTGTTGGTTTTTCAATTGGCATACCCATTCTATCAAACCATTTATTGTTGGCAAAGTTTACATAACCTAAAGTTCCGTCTTTTCTTTTAATAGATTTTCTTTCTATTTTACCTTCATATGTTGTGCCATCTTTTAAAATTAATCTATCACCACCAAATATATCACCGTAAATTCTATCAATATATGTTACTGTACCATCGTCTTCATATATTTTATTTGTTTCTGGTGTAATTGGTTTTACAAGTTCACTTCTAAAACTCTCATCATCAATCATTTACAAACACCTCTTTCATAATCATTTTACATTCTGTTGCATTAAAATTAATAAACGGTTTTACTCTGGTAATTTTAGATGCGATTTCAGGCCATACAATTTTCTCGGTAATCTCTTTATTCCAATTCTTAACAAAGCCAAGAAAGTAATTAAGCACGACCGCGGTCTGGTAACTAATTTTCCTTTGAATAAGTAAACGTAAGACTCTTGGATGCTGTCCATTAGGACAAAGAAAGCCATCATCAAAAGAAATACCATTCCTGCTAAAGTCAGAAACAATAGTTCCACAGTCTTGTTTAAAATGATATACAAAGGATTCTTTCCGTTTTTTATAATCCAAGTAAACCCCTCTACCATCATTTGCCAACAGATTACCAACCCATCCCTTGCTATCTGCAAGAAAGTTAGCAATAAAGAAATCAAGTATATCAGTTTGCCCATATTTTGTACTTAACTTATGAAAAAAGTATCTATCCTTTCTCTTTGTAAAACTATCAAGTGATGCATTAACTTTTCCACCATACTTTATATAGTCGTATGTCTTTGATGTAAAATGTAATTTAACACCAATGTAAACTTTATATACATCAAATCCTCCATACATACTATACTGGCAATATTCCACCTTTTGGTGTATTTAACATTCTTAAATCTATTGCTTCTACTTTGATTTTTTCTTTTAATGATTTGGAAACTAATGATGATACTGTTCCAGGGTCTATGTCGTTCTGTTCACAATACCATATAACGGCATCCATATAAGTTATTCTTTTTTCTTTTACTATACTTTCAATCTTTAAACTAAATTCTTTACTATTCATTATCACCTCTTTTTTTGGGTGGGTACTCACGCTAGCTTTCGCCACCACAGTTATAACTCTATTAATATATCATACCTCAACAAAAATGTCAAGTGTCTTTCCCTAGTAAATTTTTATTCATTATCATATCAAATGTATGGAATATCATACACTTATATGGATCATTCGGTGATTCTGCTACTGCTAATGTTTGGTGTTTGTCGTTTATGTAATATGTTATAGCAAATACTATATCGCCATTTTCATTGGCGTTCTCTTTACCAAAACTCACATTTATTGGTGTAAACTTTTTATCTACAATGTATCTATCAACATCAGCAGGTAATCCACACATCATTGGATACTGCATCATATATAAATTATATTTGCTATCTGGTGTTTCAGCGTAACTGATCGTGGCCCATAGGAGAGCCATTATTATTATGATTTTTTTCATAGCCCCTTTTACGATAAAATTTTGGGCTTTGTATTATTCTGCTTTGATTTTATCTTTGTTAAGTTCTTCATAATATTTATAAAATTCTTGTATTGCCTTTTCTAACTTTGGCATATACTCTTTCTTATCTTTCACATATGAAGCAACCGTACCATCTTCTCCAGCAAGTAAAATAACAATTTGATCTATGTTTTTTCCGAATATCTCCTCATACATTACTGCGTAGGCAGTTGTTTGTAAGAAGTAGTTTTCAATCCAATCTTCTTTTCGTTCTTTGTTTGCTGTTTTAAAATCAATAACAGATAACTTACCATTGTATTCACCAATACAGTCAACTTGACCAGCGATTGTAAGTTTCTTACTGTACATAATTGTTTCTAAACAATGTACATTATCAAATAAACCATCATGTGCTTTCATAATAAAATAATTAAGTGTTTCTACCTTTTAGTAAATTATTATTCATTATCATATCAAAGGTATGAAATATCATACACTTATATGGATCGTTTGGTGTCTCTGCCACTGCTAAGGTTTGGTGTTTGTCGTTTATGTAATATGTTATAGCAAATACTATATCGCCATTTTCATTGGCGTTCTCTTTACCAAAACTCAC